GTTCTTGCAGAGCAAAGAGATAAAAATGTCACGATATGATATTGCACAGTGTAATATGATTCTTGGCGGTATTCCTTACTACCTTGGTTACCTAACAAAAAATAACAGCCTTGCGCAGAACATAGATCAGCTATTCTTCTCTCAGAAGCCAAAGTTGCATAACGAGTTTGACCGTCTGTTTGCTTCGGTATTCAAGAATCCCGAAGTAATGAAGAAGATAATAAAGTTGCTGGCAACACGTCATAGTGGATTTACCAGAAAAGAGATAATTTCAAAACTTGATTTTATTGACAGCGGTGATATAAGCGATTTTCTCAATGCTCTAATTGCGAGCGATTTTATTGTTAGATACACTCCTTTTGGAAAAACAACAAGAGAGGACCACTACAGGTTAATCGATCCATTCTGCCTATTTTATCTTAGATATGTGTCGAGCAAGAATGTCATAGACACCAATTTCTGGACAAATAACCAGCAGTCGCAAAGTGTGGTTAGTTGGCGTGGCATTGCTTTCGAAGATCTTTGCATTAGACATATGTCTCAAATCAAGAGTGCATTGGGTATTTCGGGAGTCATAACATCGCAGTCAAATTGGATTGTACCAGGCAATGAAGATGAGCCTGGAATGCAGATTGACTTACTTATCAATCGAAATGACAATGTTGTGAATATGTGTGAGATGAAGTTCTACAACGAAGATTTTGCCGTAAGTGGAGAGTATTACAAAAAAATAGCTTCCAGAGTCAACAAAATTCACGAAGAGCTTCCCAAGAAGTATGCTGTTCACAGCACACTCATAACAACCTACGGACTTGCGTATAACGAATATAGCGGTGCCTTCCAACAGGTTATAACCCTTGAAAATTTGTTCTCATAAATACATATTCCCAAACTAACAAACTCTGCCAAATGTCCTAAAAAAATGAGATTTGGCAGAGTTTTATTTTATCTGCAATAATTATCGTAATACCCGTTACCGTAATGGCGGTTACGATAGTATAAAAGTAAAAATTAATTATTCTTTCACAAATTCATCATTTGGCTCATCTTCTACCTCCACTGACGGCTCAAAGCCCGTTGACTCATCGTAAGTTGGTGAGCTATGCTGGCCGTGGTTATCGGTGTCGTGCTGCGGGGCATCGCTATGCTGCGTAAATGGCGGCATAACAAGATAGCGTTTTACCCAGTCGCGATATTTCCAAGCCGAATACTCACGGAACCATACCTCATAGTCTATCCAGTACGCCTGAAGCATATTGGTGGTAAGAGGCATATCGAAGTATGTAAGGTTACATCGCTCATTGAGTGCCGGTTCTCGGTTCTTGGCATCTTGAATTGCTACATTGAGTCGCTGGAAGACAATGAAGGGGTCACACTCTCGCTCCGCGTCTGAGTTGTTGAGCGTGTTGAGAATGAAACGCACACGCATTGTCGCTCGTCCTTCGCCTATACGCTGCTGGGCTACGAGATAGCGTACATTAACAAAGTGTATAAAGACCGCAGGGAAGGCAATCTCATACTCCAAATTCTCACTGCGTATAAGACGAGTGAACTGGCCGTTGTCGATAGCGATAGTCTTAAACAGCGGTGGCGATGTAGGGTCATCGGGGTCTTCACGCACAGTGAGGATAGCACGACGCACAGCATCGTACATATTCACAAAAGGGTTCTCCGACACCTTTTCGGGAATACTATCTACGGGAGGTGTTGGCTCCTCTGTCTGCGGTTTGTTATGCTTATCTTTTATCATTTCGGGAATCCTTCAAAAATCATATCTACAAGACCGTTGATGTGGTCTTCAATGTTGGGCGAGAAACCTATAAACTGACGATGTACAGGGCGGCGTGTTGAGTATTGGTTCACGGTGTATAATCCGAACTTCGGGTCTGTGTTATGCACCGCAGCGTAGTTCTTATACTTGCCTCGCTTCTTACCTCGCTTGCCTCGGATGTAGGAACTCACCTCCGTAGTCCAGATGTCGTAATGTGTGGTACGGCGAAAGCCTCCCTTGCCGTGCAGTTTACCAAACTCTAATGAGCGGCCACGCTCTCCCATGATGCTTCTTGACAGCGTGCCGGTATCAACCATCGTGGGGTGAGTAAACTTCTTTCCCCACTTTGATGTGCGGGCAGGCCATTTACTGCCGTTGAAACCACCTCGCTCAAAAGAGGATTGAAACTGCTGCTTGGCATATTCACCCGCCGCCGTAACAAAGTCCTGGGCATTGTAGAAGAGCTTGCTTCCTAACATTCGGTAGTTACCGTTTCGCCATTGGGCACAGAACTGGTCAATAGTTATCTTGCTCATGGAACTTCGATTTTAGGCGTTTGACAATCTTCTGTACAAACTCGGGTAACTGTGTATCAAAGTAGCGATGGGCATCGGTAAAGATTCTGCCACCCGTTGCGAGGCTCTCGCGGAAAACAGGATCAACCATCGAGCGACACTTGTCTATACTCAATGAGGCTCTTACTCCTGCAAAGCCATTGGCAATAAGATAGCACCTACATCCCCATTCAATGGGCGGTATCAACTCTGCCGGAAACTCCGACTTGCGATACGACACACCTTCTAGTGATAGGTGCCACGGGCGCACGCGCTCGTCCCCCTGCGTCATATATGTAATAACAGACTCGGCATTAACGGCCATCCACCACGCAGCCATCTTTGCTGCAAAGAGGACTTGCTCATTCTCTGCCTCGGCATAGGTGAGGTTATACTGCTCACAGATTGTTTCGTAGTCGAGCAAGCACCCCTCATCAACCTCTTCGGGCAGTTCGCTTATCATCGTCATCTCCTCGGCAGCAGCAAAGTCAATAAGGTTATCGATGGCGGCCACGAGTATTTCGTGCTGCTGTCGCTCACGCTCTGTCGTAAAGTTGTTGTGATTACGCAGTATGCTTAATGCATCATCAAAGTCCAACGCTAAACCTCTCAATGCTCGGTCAATCAGGAACGAGCATCGATGAGTTATGATATCCTCGATGATGTCCTCACGCTCGGCACTGTTCTCCCAGTGATGTATAAGCCTGCGGAAAGCATCTCGAATGACCTCATACTCCCGTTGTGCTTCACTCTCTAGCCCTTTTGCCTCTACATCAGGGAGCGGAAGTTGGGCTACGACTTCGCTCCCAGAAGAAAATTTGCTACTTGCGAGCCTCGTTGTCTGCCGTAGCGGCGGTAGTACTCCTCATCAGACATTATCCCTCGGTCGTTATGACTCACACCAGGCGTAACACCTCCCGTTCCTCCAACGCCAGACATTACATTGAGCTGTTTGCCCACATTGATACCGAACTCCTTCTCAATCTCATCGGCAGATACTTCATACTTATCCGTAATGAGCGAGTAGAGTTTGATGCGATCCTCGTTGTTCATGTCTATGCGGTTAGAGTATTTGAACTCCAAACCCGCCGGGATATAACCCATAGCAACAAGGCGAGGCACAATCTCCTCGTTCATTATGTTTTCAATATATCGGCGGTAGACCTCGATACGCTCACGGAAGATATCCTGATGAGCCTTTGTAGAGCCCACATAGGATTGCATACCACCTGCCATAGACTCTGAACCCAGCACAAGGTTTGCCACCTCGCTGTTTACAAACTCTATAAGACCTGTATATATCTTCTCCGAGTTAGACATCGTGAAGGTCTTGATATCGACCTCATCCTCGATACCCGTTACCACAACCTTGTTCTGAGCAGCATTAGCAATCTCGTTAGCCAATCGCTTGCGGTCTGCATTGCTCTCCGATACGGTCTTACCGTGAATAATGGGCTGACCATAGGTGTGAGAGAAGTTCACATAGTTGGCCACGGTAAACTTCTTGGCAAGGATAAGTGGCGTAGTTGCTGAGAAGAGTCCGAGGTCGCCTGATGATATAAGCACATAGTTGCGCTGGTAGGCAGGATTACGCAAATCCCAATGTGGCTCCCAGATACCTTGACGCTTGAGCACCGCCTTCTGGTCAGGGAGCACATTACGACGCTCGATGCTGTTTACCTCTGCAAGTTTCCCGGTCTTTGG